TTGTTGGGGTCGATCTCATAGATCTCGGGCCCCATCGAGATGGCTTCGTTCGGGCACTCGGGTTCACAAACGTCGCAATTGATGCAGTCGTCGGTGATCAGTAGCGCCATGATGGTTCCTAAAAACTCTTATAAAACAACGACTTACAGCTTCAAGCCTTTTCCAAGGGTGTGCAGAAGAATGCACAAGCCATGTTTCCGGTGTTGCGCGGTGTTGCAGAGCTGTTGCAAGAATGTGCTTATCGCAGCACGTACCGCCCTACTCTAGCTTGCAAAACCGCTGTTGCAGCCGTTCATTTTACGCCAACTGCACTAACCAGTTCTAACACCGTACAGGCTCACCAGCAATGCACTAGGACGTGCTGGGACGTTCTGCGGATCGTTGTTTCCAAGCAACAAAAGACAATCTGGCTTGTGTCGATTTAATCGAACTAGGCAGACATCAGGTTGTGAAGCGATAGAAGCTTGGCGCGTCTTCTGACGTGTGGCAGAGGTATTGGGATAGCTCTTACAGATACTCCGCGAAGCGAAGTTTGAACATCGCGGCCAAAGTGTCGCCGTACATGTTGAGTATCAGAACGTGATGGGACGACTCGCCGCCAAGAGCTTTCTGTGTGTGGCGCTTTGTCGCAAAGTCGTAGCTCGAATAGGTTCTCGTTTCCATATCGAGGATCATGTTCCACTGGCCGGGTGAGTCGTCGTGATGCGCCGCAGTTTGGGGATGCTCTTCGCCAAATGTTGCCAAGAGCCAATCGTAAATCTCTTCCGCTACCTCAAGTTCTGCAAACTTGCACACTGCGACATAATAGCTCGAAGCTAGCGGTGCTCGCGGCGGGGACTGATGCAAATCAAATTTCATAACCTATCTCCTTGTTGGAGATATTTATTCGCCCCTATAAGATAAGAAACACTTTCTGGCAGCGCACATCAAATCCTCAGGTATTTTGACGTTTCGTGCAGCGATATTATCATCGTGGTATAAATAAAAGTACAACGAAGATTAACGGTCCAGATTAATCCTCATCTCAGATTTACAAACGTTTGGCAAATATATTTGGCAAACAAGAAACCTGCAAAGTTGCTCGCTGGACCCGACGGCTTTTGCAGGTTTTCCTCATTACACAATCCCAACTACAAACGCAGTAATACATAGCAATGACGCAAGTGAGCATGCGCTCCCCGGTAGTTGCTAGGTAGGCCAAAGGCGAAAGGTTAGACCTAGCATCCGTGCTAGGCGAGAGGTCCGTTGTCAAAACCAAAACATTATCGCCATTAGCGAAAGCTATTAAGTGCGCTGGACAGTCTAAGTGGTCCAGATAAATGCACAGGACGAGGTTGCCCAGATAATATCTGCAAGCAATGACAAGCTTAGACGGTACAGAACAGGTTGATCTTCCTGTGATAACGTCAGAAGAGGGTGTCCAAGGGCCACAAACATTTCACGGAATGTTTGGAACATAATCCTAATATCCCATCACCGGGAAGAGGGATTAGAATTCCTTTGATTCCAATTTCTGCTGTTTACTTGTTTTGATATATCACGCACCTGAGCTACTAACGCAGCTCAGGGAACTTACTCGCCGCTCTGCTAGCTCATAAGTTCAGTTCGCAGAAACTAGTACCTGACTTAACGCGAAACGAGTAAATGAGTTCGCAGAACGAAGACGAGGTAGAGCAGTTTGTTGTAGCGAAGCGGAAACAAACTCCCAGACGTTCCACTGAATATGTCTTGTGGCCCTACCTATGACTCTGCGAAAGCCAGTTAATCAATTTGACTGCACCCCGCTGCTCCCTAAATAATACGTCACATAATAACAGGGAGACATTACATGACACTTCTCTTTCCAATACTTTCCATTGCTGGCTTGGCGGCCTGCGCATTTTTGTTTTGCAGAGCTGTTAGGTACAGCTTCGAGGAAGAGCGCAAGCAGAAGTCGGCTCAACTGGAGAGCGACTGGGATGCATTTAAGGAAGCCACGCGAGCATTTCGCTTCCGCATTGAAACAGGGTACAGAACCTTTTACACAAACGATTATCGAGTTTCTGATGGCTGTATTGCCTTCCATTCGGAGGGAGTTCAGATATTGGACGGCAGCGCCCCAGCCCTTGCGAAACATAAAGAGCGCGTGACTGCATCGGTTTATACGATCACAGAGCAGGGAGAACAGCAATGACTGAAATCTACAAGGTATCTGTCAAGCCAAGCTCCGCTGAGCAATTGGGGGCGTTGAAGGATTGGTGCAACGCCAACACTGAGCAGTGGGGAACGACTCTCTCCGGTATGGACGAATTGAGAAAGGTGGTCGGCATGTTGAACTTCTATGTGGAATCTCAGAAGCGAGGACTTGATGCTGAGCGCCCTGAGGTTGTCTTCGAGTTCGCCAACGCTGAAGACGCCACCATGTTCAAGCTGGTTTTCGGAGAACAACAATGACAACAAAATGCAATAACACCGGCCCTGCGCAAGAGCTTTTGGCTGCAATCAGCTCAGCAACAACAGCCAGCGGACAGGCACAAGCATCAGCCAACGCAAGTGCCAGAAGCGGGGGATATAGCACTGTGTTTTTGGGAGCAATGGGCGCGACGAAATCACGCTATTTCAATGATGCAGAAAGTAGCTGCAAGACTTACGTGCTAGTTTACGAGGACTCACAAGATGAAATCTGGCAGACGCTTTTTGATTACATCGGTGATTTCAAAGTACGTAAGGTAGACCAGAGGGAGATTCACGTCTCAATCAGTAATGAAGAACTTGGCACGATGCTGATGCTGAAATTCGATTGTACTTTTAGTGAAACAGACTATATGGATTGGCTGCACCCCCGCCGCAACGTTATGCGGTAAGACACACAAACAACGGCAGGGATTATCCCTGCCGTTTGACCTTCAGTTATCGCAGAAAGCGAGCCTGAACTGCAATGCCTCGCTTTCATCCAGCATAATGACCGTTGCACGATAATAGACCTTCTTGGTTTTCCTGCCGAACTTGCCCGCTTTGCTGTCGTAGTCCTGCTCAGATTCCTCAAATCTGCTGATTGCGTATCCCGCATGTTGCACACCGCAATCGGCTAACCAATTATCTACGTCCACACCCTCGTTCAATACAGCTTGTTCGACCTCGCTCTGAAACGCAAACTGATAAGCAGCAGCGCTTGTAGTCAATTCCCATCGTTCATTAACCACGTGACCCCCTGTTATTGATTGAGTTCTGCATACAGGTCTTGAACAGCGTCCATAGCTGCTCGCAGATTATTACGCCTGCCCAGAATTTTCGTGTGTATATAACCAGCTTCGTGATACTGCGGATCGTCTATTCCGCATTGCGAGAGCATTCCCTGTACAGCAGGCACAAACACATTCGGGTTGCTGGGGTTGAAGCTAATGCAACGGCTACGGTCTTGAACGGAATTCTCGATCTTGTCGAGGTGGTTCGTCGTCATGATGAACACCGCATTTGCCTTTGCATAATCCATCAGCGAACGCAGCTCTTCCCGTGCATCTTTGGTGAGCTGATCGACCTCATGCAGAATCACGTAATGCAGTTGGTTGCCGTTAGCGGGGATGAAGCCGATCCCGCTAGTGATGTTCGACAGCAGACCAACACCATTGTTGGGCGCTCTGACATGCTCGATGCGTGATTGCGCTTTCGTGCCTGTCAGCGTGCGTTCCATCGCATCTGGAATCAGCTCTGCACAGGTCGATTTGCCTGTACCAACAACGCCTTCCAGAATGATCCCGTTCTTAGTGTTCAGCGGGAAGGCGAACTTCTGCGTAACGATGTTTTGTACGACACGTCGCGCGTCAGCATTCGGAAATACGAAGTCATCCAGCGAAGCTGGGGCCTTGATAATTGCCATTGTGGATTCTCTTTAATCGTGGCCGGGCGCGCACACCCGGCCTGCTTTGTTGTTGTTAGATGGTCTTACCGTAGGCTGCGTAAGCGGCATCGAGAGCTTTGTCGTCTTGCACAAACGCACGAACGGAAAACGAACCGTCTGGGTGTGCAGTGATGATTGCAAGCGCAGGTGCGTCAGCTTTGGGGCGTGCTGCTTCTTCGATGCGAACCTTGGTGTTGTCGATGTGCCCGAGCGACGTTTTCAAAGCGGCAGTGCGACCGCGTGTGACACTGGCAGCAAAGTCAGTGGATGCTTGCTTATCTGGCGCTGGCGTCTTGAGCAGTGCTTTGACGATGCCACCTTTGCCAGCAAGCCAGGTCTTGAACGCCGCAGGCTTGACCATCTCGTCGTTGATAGCAAGGCGCAGCAACCGCGCACGTTGCGACGTAGTAGTGTCCAGCAGCTCACCGAATGCCAGCTTTACGATCATGTGCTCAGGCTTGGTCTTGCCCGTGGTAATGGTCAAGTTTGCTTCGCTGCAATACTGCTCAAGGTTTTTACGCAGCGTCTCTTGATCTTTTGCCGATGCGTTCTCGAAAATGTAGAGAGCTGCGTATGCCTTGCTCAGTGCATCGTTGAGTGCGGCGCGATAACCAGCACCAGCAGATTTTGCTTCTGCAATGCTGTCATCGAATTTCTCGAAAATGGTTTTTGCCTTGCGGCTGTCGCGATTTTCGGTAGCTGCACCATATGCGATAATGGAGGTGCGCGGCTTGCGAATGTTTTGTGCGGTTACTGCTACGGTCATTTGATAATCCCTCTTATTAGTTTGGCTAGCGCGTTATTGCGTCAGTGAGGGAATTGTGATTCGGGCATTAATTTGCGTCAAACGGCCGAAAATTGATTTTGCCGTGATTTAGTATATAACCGCCGATCAAGGCAAAATACGCCAAAACTTGCTGAAAATAGTTTGTAGCGGAGCAGATTCTTGCGCTAGACAGCGGGATTTGTAGGAAATTTTCCTAAATTCATCTTTTTGACCGGGAGTTAGGCCGTGCCATACGAATACTCAGCAGAGCACCACGACTGGAACATGACCCTCCGTTCCGCGGGAGAGCTGTACGGCCTAAGCGTCAATCCACAAATGCTTGGGAACGGCGTACGCTTGTTCGCCCTGCTTACAGGGAGCATGGTCTTGTCGTTCGCTGCTATCGAGAGCTTTTCCGCCTCAGTGGCGTTCTGCATGGCAGACAACCCCCGCTACCCGGGCTTTGACTTTGACCGCTACAAGAAGACATTCAGGTTTGCGGAGAAGATGAACATGCTCATGGAACCCCACGGCATCAAACCTGACTGGGGTAGCGGACTGTTCCAGCGCATCGCAACCATGCAGCAGTGGCGCAACTTGGTCACACATGCGTCGCCCTATGAGATCGAGTCCACGCCCATTGCCGACTCCATGGACGCACGGCATCTGCATACGCAAAGTCATCACGACCGTGAATATGCGCGCGGCTGCAACACGCAGGCAGCGAAGGACTACTACTCAACAGCGGTGGAATACATTGAGATGATAAGGAAGACGACCGGCATCAATCCTGTGGCATCAGCCACGTACACGCCGGTCCAGCCTTAGAAGTTGGTTGTTTTCGTGAATGTGGGCGCGACTGGCAACGTAGGCAGGTTGTTTGAGTCAGTCGCACGGACCCACCCAAACGCTGCGTTAGTACCAAGTGCAACTGCGTCCGAGAATGCATTGGTGTGGCCGTCAGTCAGCGTCACAGTCACGGACATGCCGTTAGTGATCTTCTTCACGACAACGGCAATGGTGTTGGCCGTGTAGTTGGCCGTTGTCTGCGCAGTGTTCAGAACGGTCGTCCCGCCTGCTGTATAGGCGGAGTACGCGATTGAAGTAATCGCACCGTTACCGCCACCTTTACCAATGCTCGTACCACTGAACGTGAACGTACCAAACGCGCTCAGAAACGAATTCCATGCGGTGTTCTGGGTTGTTGACGTGTTGGGGTGTGCGAGTGTCATGTACACGTAGCCACCAGTATTGAAGAATGCTGACGCACTTGCCTCTGACGCCCATGTGAACGACGCCACGCACGCGATTGCGGCACTCGCACTGGAACCCCACGCAGTAGCACGAGTGATTGTCGTATTTGCTACTGGCGTAGTGTTGGTCACGTTGGCAACATTGATAACCAGCCTGTTGGTTGAGCATGTGTTTGCCACTGACGCATACAAGGACGTTGCAGCAGCGTTCCACGTTGCACCACCGGCAATGACCGGCAGCACGGCCCCAGATGGAGCAGAGCCTGTTTGGTGTGTGTATGCGCGTGAAATGTCCGTGTACAAGTTCTGCCAGTCAGCGGCCTTGATCGGCTTACCAAACACCACTGGCGCACTTATGAGCGTCTGCCCATAGCCGAACGTCGAACCTAACGACGCAGCGCCCATCACGGAACTGATAGTCGATTGGATCGAGTTGTAATCCGCTGCGGGAACGGCAGTTGAAACTGCTCCTGTCATGATTCGTCCCCCTGATTAGCTGTACACGCCTGTCTTCGCAAACCACTTCGTTGATGAAGTGCTTACGAAGTCCACTGAGCTATTAGCGCTCAATGTCAGCGTGCCATTTGTGACGCCGTTCAGGATCGAACTGACCATGACGTAGACAATGATCGCATTCGCTGTGTCGTTAATCAGCGTTACAGTCCTACCCACGGCAGCGTTTGGCAGTACAACGCCAGAGCCAGCCGTTGAGCTAGTCACACAAGCGAGAGTGCCGCTAACCGCGTTAGACGTGGCTTGGTTATTGCCAGTCGCTGCCATAGTCGTGACAGTCGTGTAGTACGAACCTGCGGATACCACTGGTGACGTTACAGTGCCTGTGAATGTTGGTGATGCCAACGGGGCCAATGATGTGTCTGTTGGGTGAACGTGGTCAGCACGAGCAAACTTGGTAGCAGTGCCGATTGCAGCAGTGCCGTCCATGTTTGGAGTGGTGCTGCTTGCCTGACCCAGAACAAATGCTGTGGTGGCAATCTGCGTTGTGTTCGTGTTCGCTGATGCCGTGGGAGCAGTTGGCGTACCCGTGAAAGCTGGCGACACCAGTGATGCGTAACCAACAACAGTTTGCAATGCCTGTTGCGCGTAATACGCTGCTGAATAGAACGTACCGTCAACAGTACCGCTTGGCTGACTCGCCCATTTCTGTGCCAGTGTTGCACTGGCTGCTGCGTCGCTGGCTTGTGTACCAGCAGTGGTAGCGCTACCTGCGGCATTGGTTGCACTGGTAGCTGCACTGGTAGCTGACAGAGTGGCACTCGCAGAAGCCGCTTCTGCTGTTGCGTCCTGATCTTGCCAACCCGTTGATGTGTAGACACGAATCTCGGGTGGTACTTTGGTTGTGTTCAGGTACTCAGCACCCACAACCAGCGGGTTGCCCTGATTGTCTACTGTTGGGTCGGTAGCGTGCGCACCCAGCCATGCTTTATTGAACGACGCAAGGCCGATGGTAAGAGCGGTTGCACTAGTTGCGGCATTGGTCGCACTGAGCGCGGCATTGTCAGCTTGAGTTGATGCTGTGGTCGCTGATGCGGCAGCTTGGGCGGCGCTGTTGGAAGCATTGATTGCTGATGTGTTTGCAGCAGTTGCAGACGTGGAGCTTGCGTTGGCGCTGTTAGCAGAGCTGTTGGCGGACGTGCTTGCGTTTGACGCACTGGTCGCTGCCTGAGTAGCACTGTTGGCTGCTGCTGTGGCGCTGTTTGCTGCATTGGTCGCCTGAGTAGCTGCCGCACTTGCACTGGTTTGTGCTTGTGCTGCATTGCTCGCTGCGTTGTTGGCTGATGCCTGTGCTTGCCCGCTGGCTGCGGTTGCCGTGTCCGCTGCCTGTACTGCGGTCTCTACGGTCGCCTCTGTGTCAGCAATGATGTTCAGCATGTCCTGCAATGTGCCGCTGAGCTGCAATGGCAGGAAGGGACCGAAGCTAGCAACGACTTGGCTTTGATCTTCCGTGAATGTGAAGATCAGTTCGTTTTCTGGTGTTGTGCTCATTGGCCACCCCCTTGCAACAGTGGGTTAGCCAAGAAGCGATACCAAACAGGACGAGTTGGGAGAATCGCACCAGCATCTGTGGTTGCTGCAATGAGCAACTGAACCTTACCAGTAGGCCAGGTATCAGTAGGCGCAGGATTGGCAAGCTGCACCAAGCCGTTTGTCTGCGGCAGTGCTGGGTTGGAGAGGTTCGTGACTACAAGGTTAGAGATGAGCTTTGTTCCAGATTGATCGTAGAACGCAGCACGGATACTCCAATTGCTGTAGTCAGGTTGGTTTTTATTGAGGCCAGCATTACCACCTGCAACGGGACCGTTTAGCTGCAACGTCCCGACGCGGTTGTATGAGCTGCCTAGAAAGAAATCGTAGGCCATGTTCAGTCCACCGTTTTTGTTGTTGTTGTGAGTGGGCTGACGACAACCCCGTAATGCGCCATCTGCGCGTCTGTTACTGCTTGTGCTGCCTCTTCCTTGGTATCGAACGTACCAAGATGCTTGCGCTCTTTGCTAAGGGTGCAAGCGGCAACCCATCTCTTACTGGTCTTTGATTGATACACACCTCTATAGCCAGACTTGTTGTCCTTCCTCATGCCCGCGTTGCGGTTGTTCTCAGCAGCAGTGACGGGACGCAGGTTGCACCAACGGTTGTCTGAGCGAACACGGTTGATGTGGTCAACATATTTCTCCGGGAAAGAACCCGTCATGTAGAGGAAAGCTAGGCGGTGCGCGTAGTAGGTTTCTCGATCAATGACGATGCGAACATAGCCATGTGAAGAGACGATGCCAGCTACTTCGCCTGTGGGATGTGTGAAATGACCTGTCTCTGGGTCGTATGAAAGGAGGCTCAGTAACCTCTCTTGTGTGATGTTCTTCATTTCTTGGTTTCTCGTTCTACGAGCGCTCCAATCCGCGCTTCTGTCGTATTTAGCGAGACGAACGAACCAAGAAAAAAGCCGCACTAGGCGGCTTTGGGTTACTACAAGGGCTTGATCTGTGGTGGTCCACCGCATGAAAATCCGGGGTCTTCTGTGCGAACTAGGTCCGCATACCCGGGATCGTTTGGCGCGACTGGTTGCACGAAGATGGGCGCTGTCATGGTGCTTGGCATTGCACCGTCTACAAGACGCTTGATGTCGCTGACAAGCAGTTGGTTGTTCAACGATGCCAGCAATGTGTCGATGTCTTCTGCGCTGTACTGCTTCAACGTCTCTGCGAGGTCGTGCAGATCGGCAACGCTTGGGTATGTGTGCAGCGCGTTGAGCTGTTCGATTAAATCGATCACTTAACCTCCTTGCGCCACTTGGTTTCCTGCTTCTCGAAGTCGAAGCGAGGCGCGATCTTGTCCCACCAATCTTGATTGCTAGCGAATGTGATAGCCGCGCAGCCTGCTACCTTGGCAAGCTCGCTCAGCTCAGTGTTGAATGTCTGCATGATCGACCCTGCACCGTCCTTCTTGGTCGTGTCGTTGCTGACAGCCACCCAGATATGCAGAGCGCTTTCGTTGAAGTTGTTTGTCTTTTGCAGCACTACGAAGCCTGAACTGTCTTCGATAGCTGCATCCCTGCTGCCGTACTGCATGCCCTTGTTTGAGTCACGCATGATCGACGTGAAAGCCAAGGTTGCATTGCCACTGCAAAGAAGCGAGAACACTTCTTCTGGCATCCAGCCGTCTGGGTTGCGCTTCTCCGCTACCATGTATTCAAGACCCGGGCGGATCAAATGCCAGTACTGGCGAATCTCGCTCTTGTCGAGAACAATCAGGTTGTTTGGTTTTGTAAGGTCCATTCCTGTCTCCCATTTTGTTATCTGGGTATTTATGGGAGACAGGAAAGTGTCAGTACCTGCCCGGGATCAACGAGCTAGGCGTCAAGGGCAAAACACTTGGAGTAGTGCCAACGCCCACGAGCCCCTGAGTAGGTGGCTGCATGGAGTTGTTCAGCATGTTTGTCAGCAGGTTCTGATACGTGCCCGTGGTAGTTGGCAACGCTGTTGCACCCGGCATAGCCTGCATACCCTGTGACGGCGTTGCAATCATAGGCAGTGGTGCAGGAATGGGCATCTCATTCACACTGCCACGTCTAGCCCTCGGTGCAGACGGTACTGATGTGGTTGTGGGTTGACCTGAGTTAGCAAGCTTCTGTGCGTTGCTTACAGCAGACAGACCGCGTTGTGCAAGCGCCATCTTCTGCGCGAACGTCATTGCACCAGTACCGAACATACCAGTTGCACCGGCTGTACTACCTGAACCCAGACCGGCACTGGTCGCAGCAGCACCGTAGCTAGGCAGGAAGCCTGTACCACCAGCAAGCGCACCCATCGAATCGGCAGCACCTACGGTTGTACCCAACTGACCAGCAGCCATACCACCACCCAAGCCACTACCGACACCACCAGCAGCACCACCGGCTAGACCAGTAGTGCCCGCTGCCGCAGCTCCTTCACCAGCAGCTAGACCGGCACCGGCACCGGCACCACCGCCTGCACCAGCTCCAGCACCCGCGAGCGCACCACCACTAAAGATAGTGCCCAGCACAAGGCCGATTGTGTCCGCGGGCTTGGCTTCTGCTACGTCACCAATTTGATCGATGATGCCGATCCTGCGCAGAGGGTTGATCGCCTTATCGACCTTCCCTAGCCCCTGTGTGATAGGTGCAAGGATTTGGTTCGTTGCACGAGGAATGTCCGTGCTTGTCCAGTCGGCCCATTTACCACCAGTCACCCACGAGAGCGGGTCTGTTGCCTTCTGGATAGGCTTCATGATCGCGCCGATGGGCGAGTCATGGTTAGAAGGGTCAAGCGTGTTTCCAATTGCTCCCATGACGACCCCTTAATTGTTGGAAATTTTCATCACGTAGCAGAGTGCGAAGTACGGCGGAATAACCGTGAACGCTGCGCCTGAACCTGCGTTGTTGATGGTGACGCCTGTTGCTGCGCCGTAGATGCCAATGCCCGTACCAGCACCATAGATACCGATGTTGGAGCCTGCTGCATTGGTACCGTTCACGCCGTAAGGCCATTGACCGTAACCGTTAGCGCCACTGATGAATGACCCACCGCCGTTGTCCTGACCAGCTTGACCCCAACCACCACCGGGAATGCTGTGCGCGTGGCCGCCGTCATAGACGCTGTGTGCATGGCCGGGATCGGCAACGCTGTGCGTGTGACCTGGGTCATAGATACCGTGGTTGTGAACTGGCATGTTGGCTACAGACAGTGTGTAGCTAGTAGCACCGCCTGTTGCGCCGGGTGCATAGGTATTGCCTGCACCAACGACAAACTTGTCCGTCAGGTTTGGTGTGCCGTTTTGCCCGTTGCAGAGTGCCCAGTTAGCGCCCCATGCAGATGCGATGTTTGCCACTGAACCTGACCATAGCTTGATCGTGCCGATTGGCTCGTAGTTCTTCAACTGCTGGACGGTCACGGCATCTGTTAGTGCTACGCCGTTTGCCAAGTTGGTGAGCTGGTTGCCATTCATGGACAGGTTCTGATTGATCGTCAGACCTGAACCGTTGGCAAGCTGTGCAATGAAAGCTGAGTGTGCTTGCAGGTACAGAGCAGCGTTGTTGCCGATTGGCTCAGTACCAGCAGGACCGTTCAGTGCGGGTGTGGTGCTGAGCTGCGAAATTGAGAGAGGTACAGACATGGTTCTTATCCTAGTGATGACATGGCAGACAGCAGACCTGCACCAGCGGTTGCACCACCGATTGCCAAGCCCAACGGGTTCGCGTTCTGCGTTGTGTTGGTAATACCCTGCGCACCGTTACCCAATGCACCACTCAAAGCGCCCTGCAAAATGCCCAACTGTTGGTATGGGGACATGGCTTTCTGATACCACTTCTGGTATTCAGCATTGAGCGAGTTCTGATCGGACGTTTGCTGTGCTGTACCGCCCGTGTATGCCGCGTTGAGCTGGTTGATAGTGTTCGCATCCAACTGCGGAGCGAGACCAGCAGCAGCGAGAACACGTTGCTGAGCAGTGTTGTAGTTATTGCTGTTGAGGTTCGCAGCTTGCAAGCCAGCAGACTGGTTAGCCAAGCTTGCCTGTGTGCTCAACGTTGCGTTGGTGCTAGCTGCTTGAGCCGCTGTGTTGTAGGCGTTGCCATACATCGTTGCAGCGTTGTTTGACAGCGTAGTACCCAAATTCGCATTCGCGTTGTTGACAGCGTTCTGGTACGCGCTACCACCGAAAGCACCACTACCTGCAAACTGAGCATTCACGCCCATTGCATTTTGGTTGAACGCACGAGCGGTCTGGTCATTGGCAGCCTGTACCTGTTGTGCCAGATACGGGTTGTTCATGTCCGCATACGGGTTGTATCCCGCTTGTGCTTGTTGTGCTTGTACGGTGCCGTAGTTGTTACCACCGTTGTTAGCCATCTGTGCAACAGCACCTTTGACCTGACCACCAACGCCCCCGCTTTGCGCGAGGTCGTTCATGCCCTGAATAGCGTTCTGCTGAGTGCTATTCATGCCGGCATAGGTCTGCCCTTGGTACTGCGGAATCTCTTGGTTACTGAGCGCTGTACCACGGCTCAGAATGTCTTGCGCGGCAGGTTGCGCGTAGCCGGGGAGTTCCTGTGTGGTTGTTTGACTACCGCCACCACCACCGCTAGACCCCATAGGCATGTGGTGACCAAACTTGGCCTTCTGCCTGAAAATGTAAATCGACATCTTGGTTCCCTTGTTCTTATTGTTTTTTTGGGATTACTGCTGGTACTGCTTACTTGTTCTTGTCCTTCTGATCTACAGCAAGTCGTGTACCCACAATTGCGCCTAGCAAGCCGCCCTTGTCCTTGACTCCCTTCACCTTACTTATCAGACCTTCCTCGATTGCCTTCTTCTCGATACCGGCCTTCTCAGCAGCGGTAAGCGCATCTGCCAAGCGTTCTGGATGCAGCAGCAGCTTCTCGATAACGTCTCTGTTGGCTGCTGTCTTAGAGGCAATAGCAGCTTCGGACTCGCCACCCAGCAACCTACCGAGGGTGTGCGCTGCCTTCGTGCCCATCTTGTCCATACTGAAGTCAGCAGCAATACCAGCAAGTGGGCCGAGCGTTGCAGCAGCATGACCAATGCCAAGACCGCCGATGACGGAACGCATTACGCGCTCGCCCTTCTCGCTCATGAGTGAATTGCCGATACCGCTCTTGCGCTCGCCTTGAATCAAGTTCTCGAAGCCTTCACGCTTGGCAAGGTTGCTTGCTGTATCCGATCCTGCGACCCTCTCTGTACGGTTGCCGTAGCGTTGCAGGTTCTCGTACACCGCATTCAATCGCGCTACGTTCTCGGGTGAGAAGTCGCCATGTGTAGTGCCCAAGTTCTTTACATCGTTCCACGTCACGTTACCGTCGGCGCGAGTGTCAAACCTCTTGGTAAGATCGTTGAAGTTCTGCTGGTGCTGGATTGCTTGCTCACCTGCTGCTTGGTCCCTATAGAACTGTTTGTATGCAGGTGAGTTGGCTTCCAGATGCTTTTGCAGTGCTTGTGCTGCCGCAGGGTCTTTCGAAGCACCCTCTCGCAAATACGTGAACGCATCGCCCTTCATGCCCTCTGTACTGAAGCGCTTATAGTCGGCCACAAGCTGATCGCGCACCGCCTTGAGCTGCGCCAACTTTGCCGTGGAGACTGACTTTGCCTTGTCGAGAGGGTTATTGTTCGCTTTCCCCGCCTCAATGACCTTGATTAAGGCATCAAGCGTTCGCGGCTGCATTTGTCTCGTCACGTTCGTCATGTTGTGACTGGTCAGGAAGTTCGACTCACTAATCATGTCTGTGTGTCGTGCATAAACAGCGTTCGCTTCCTTGAAGCCCTTTACGTTGTCCTCCAGTAGCTTGTTGAGCTGCTTTCGCACATCAATAAAGGCGCCCTGCTGCCATTTGTCTGCAGACGCAGCATCAAGCGGATTGCTCATGCGCTGGATGTAGTCATCCAAGTGCATCTTGGCAATGTTCAAGTCTTGTGCCGTAATCTCGCCGTTGTTGATAACTGGCGCTTTGTTGCCCGCGTTCAACTTGTACGTCTGGACCTGACCCAACGCCTTCTGCATCACTGGTCGTTCGACGAGGTCGGCAAGTTGGCCGCGAACTGGAAACGTCTTGGCCGCGTCCAATGCCTTTGTGTACATTGGCGAGGTGGTCAGAGCACGCTGAGTTTCAAGCTGAGCGGTCTTTGCCTCTGAACCAGCGACACTGTTCCACGCATTCACCATGCGGTTGTTTGGTTCATCCAATGCGTTCTGGATAATCTTGCTGCCATCGTTCTGTGCTGCGACATTGGCACGTCCAACAGCACGTTGCATGGCTGGCGTGTTGAACAACCCTTGGTCATCCGCTGCACTGATAGCAGGCATTTGGCGGTTGCCCGCTTCTGCAAGCTCTTGCTGTGCCTTCTGGAATGCTTGCTGCTGTGCTGCTAGCTCTGTGTCCGTGGTCGCAGCGGAACGCAGGAAGTTACTGTTGGCTTCTGCGTTTGCACTGACACGAGCCGCAAGAGCTGCATTGCTTTCGCTCTTGTCCAAGCCTTGCTGAACAGCTTGAATAGTCGGGTTGTTGGTTGTCTCCGCTGCCGTGCGTTGGTAGCCAGGTACTGAGCTTCTTGCGTTTGCACGCAGCTCCGCTGCCACGTCCTTAGCTGCCTGACCCGTTACCGGGGTGGATGCGTTGACGTTCTGGGTAAGCTTGTTGGCAAGTGCAACCTCTTGCGGAGTGAACTCACGCCCCGTTGAAGCACCAGCCCTTGCGGCAGCTTCGTCAACAGCAGCAGTAGCCGCCTTTGTGCCCGTTACTGCCTTGATGATGGGCTTTGCCGCTGCGCCGAGAGCCTTGCCTACTAAGTGACCACCGGCACCAGCACCGGCACCGATAGCTGCACCAGTCAACATGTCGTCTGGATTTGCAAGCGCACCTTGCGCGGCACCTTGAACTGCCATAGTGCCAATGCCACCGCCTACCATTGGTGAGGTCAGTGCCTTCGCTGTCAGGTCAGTGGCAAAGCGAGTAACTTTTCCGCCTGTGGAATGGTCAACTGAATCGTATGCCAGTTCCTGAGCTGCATTGGTAGCGTGAAGGTCTTTGCGACCTTGCTCGAAGTCCTTTGCAAGCTGTGAGTTGGGTGCAACAGCGTTCGCGGCTCTGCTGATTAGACCAGTGGCGGAATCCAGCGTGCTATACAGCGCATCGCGGACGCCCATCATTACAGGGTTGGTTGTTGTCTTGACGTTACCGGGAGCCTTGGCAGCTACCGCAGCTTGTGCAGGGTCTGGCTGTTTGCCGCTGTCACCAGCACCAAGACCTGTCAGCTTCTGGAACTTGAGCAGGTAGTTAAGCTGCTCGTCTGGCAGCTTGGAAACGTCTGAACCAGCCTTTGTCCATTTGTCCACATTGCCCGGTCCCCAGCTATATGCAAGCGCCGCCGCCTGTGGATCGCCATACTTGGTATGCAGAGCTTGGTAGTAGTCACGACCTACACGGGCATCATCCTCAGCAGTGCCGTTAGATGGCTTGACGCCATAACCCGGGTCTTTACGTGTGCCTGCAAGTACCTGCATTGAACCGGCAGCGGACGAGGCAGGATTGACAACCTTCGCGCTGTCGCTAGCACCGCTGGACTCGATTTGTTTAATCGCCTGTACTGGCCCCATGACTGCTGGTACTTTGCCGTCTGCTGCACCTTCTGACTGTGCAAGCAGACTGGCAAGCTGTGCATCGCTCAGTTGGCTGATGTCGGGAGTGTTAGCCATTACTTGCCTCCCTGACGACGCTTCATTTCCGCAATCAACTGGTCACGAGTGAACGTTGGCGCTGCCTTGTCGTTCTTTGGTTGCTCCTGCGTTGCCTTGCGTGTATCACCCAGAACGTCAGCGAGACTAGTACCTGCCTTGTACTGCTTGCCACCAATGACAGCATCGCGCTTCAGTGGGCTAAGGTCAGCTTGGTTGGCAACCATGAAATCGGCACGAGCTTGCGATACGTTCGCAACTGCCTTCTGCACACGGCCAACAGCGTTGAGATACGCTTCCCATGTGGACTTGCTGGCATTGCTCGATGGGATACCTGCACGTACCAGCGCAACGTCCTTGTCAGACGCAGCACCCGGAGGCAAGTTTGCAACCACTGTTGAGTTAGCAAGCTGTTCCAACTGACCACGCAATTGTTGGCCTTCGTCTGCACGACCTGTAACCTTCGTGAACAGATCGTTGGCAGTAGCGAAGCCACCGCCCCACCAGTCAGCACCCTTCATGCGTCCAAGCATGTCGTTGGTTGACTGAAATGTTGATACGGCTTTCGCTGCGTCTGTTTGTGCGTCGTTGACCGTCTTCTGTTGTGTTTCGGTCAAGCCACCGTTGTACACGGTCTGCTGTGAAACTGGGTTCACGAGGTTATTGGACACCAGTACTGGTGCAACATACTTAGGCTGCGGTGCACCGATCTTGTTGCCGTACTCGTCCACTTGCTGAACCATTGGTTCGCCGTTTGGACCGGCTATCTCGATTGGCGTACCTGCCTTTGGTGCGTACCCAGACTGGATGCCTGCAATCTCGTCAGGCGTAAAGCCCAAACCAGCAGCGGCACGTGGGTTCCATTGAGCAGTACCTTGCGACACCTGCGCCATGTAGTTGCGCTTGGCCTCGGCTATCTGCATTTCCTGACGTGTCTTTGCAGTAGTGGCATCGCGTGATGCATTCTCGGAACCAGCTTTGTAGACATCGAGCGCGTTCTTCTGCTGCGCCAGTGCCCAGTCATGCTGTGCTTTGACGCCAGCCATCTGATTTGCAATCTGTTGTTGCTTGAGGTTCTGGTATGTGTCCATACCAGCTAGTGCGCCCTGACCTACCGCAGCAAGGCCCGGTGTCCCGAAGCGACTTGCGCCCATCATGCCGAAGCCTGCACTCATCAATGCAGTTGCCAAGTTTGGATTGGTCTTCAGCTCGTGCGTGAGCTTGGACAAGAAGCCAGGTTTGCTGTCTTCCGCGGGTGCCGCTGATGCGGTGTCCACTGGTGCAACAGCAGCGGGTTGTTCGATTGAATCGACTGGTTGTGCGTCTGCTGTTGCCTCTGTGTCGTCACTAGCTTGTGGTTTCGTGAACGCACCAAGCAGTGTTGACGGCTTATCCACTGTGTCTTCCTGCGTTTGCACTGGGATTGAGTTGGGACCGTTGACACCCAGAAGCGAATAGACGCCTGATGATGGGATGGCCTGTTGTGCTGCGAGTTGCTGTTGCTCTTCGTCTGTGAGCGTAGCGGGCAAACCGCTTGAGTCACCAAGTCCGAACAGCGAGAGAAGAGATGCCATGTTGAATCCTTTTCTTATTGTTTTTATTTATTCAGTTGGCGTCATGCGCTCACTGGAATCTCCACTGCAACAAAGACAGGCGGGTTTTCTGTGCCCACGTTGCCGCCCTGTGTGCATACCCAGCCTAGAGTGATGTAGCTACTACCATCACGCACATACACGGTAGGCTCGCTGTTGCGCATGTAGTCACCCATGCCATATGAAATACCCAGAACCCTTGATGTTGGGTTCGTGGTAATGGGCATGCCCACCGCTGTAGGTGGTGCTTTTGCAGCGTTCCAGACTGCGGACACTTGGCCCGCTGTCAGTGCGTCCAACTGCGTGGCGATCTTTTGCAGAATCTGCTGTAGCTGTGTGGTCTCCGCGAACGTTACCTGCTGACCGTTGATAGTCGTGGTGTTGGTTGGGAGAATGATTGTGCCGATACGTGCCATCAGTTTCTCCCTGTCTGAACCATGATGGGATACCACTGAAGCATCTCGAAGTCGCCATTGAATGTAAGCACGAGGTTATGCCAGCGTGCGTTTTGGTCAACGTCGAATCGAGCATCGCTAGCAACGAACGGGCCTGTGTTGGTGTGTGCAATGATCGAAGGATCGCCACTGCCTAGCGTTGGTCTGCCCTGCCACACTGCATGGCCTGATGCTGGCTGCTTGTAGAAGCGCATCTTGAACTGCTGCATGGACGAGTAATACAGGTCATCACCGAATGCATTGGTGGTGATCGTTGCCCCGCTTGATGTGCCCGCTAGTGCTTGCAACGTGTTGGACTCGTCAAAGTAACCGGGGGTGATACGGAAGTTGATCCAGTAGGACGAGTCATACGAGATGTTTGGCAAGTCCTTCCATTCTTCCCACTTGTCGCCCAAGCCGTTGTACGTGATCTGCCCGTTAAGAATCTGCACGAAGCACTGCATGCTCGTGTCCATACGACCCCAACTGCCCGTTGTCCAGTTGTAGGTAATGCAGGTATCAATCTCTCCGTTGAGCGAGTTGTTGGACACGAACGCCCAATAAATGACGCGCTGGTCTTGATCGTAGAAGGAACTGATCTTGTCCTTGTAGCTAGGGTTCAACGTGTTGAAGAACCAGCGACGCACGTTCTGACCAATAGGCACTGGCAAGCCGTTACCCTGATATGCGTAGAAGTCATCGGGACCAATGAAGTACAGCGTTGAGCCTGTTGATACGACTGCTTCCTGACATGTCGTGCCAATGTTCTTGCTGACTGCTTGGAAGTCCCAGCCCAGCGGGTAGCCAGTCTGTGTACCGAAGTACATGGAGTTGGACTTGAACAGGATCGCGTTCGGACCCAAGCTAGTACCAGCAGTGATTGGGCCTGCTGTGTCGATCAACTGACCGTATGCGCAGAGTGTCTGCTGATTGGTCGCGTCCCAAGCGGTGTGATCGTAGATGCCTGAGGCAAACCAGAAATTACCGCCTGCTACGTATGATGGAGCGGAGCAGTTGCAGACGAACACCTGACCGTTAGCAACAAAGGTGATCTGTCCCACTGGTGCTTGAACGATCTTTGCTGTTGCCTCGGCTTGTGCATCGTTGCTGACACCGCCACCGCTAATGGTCACAACAGGATCGACCGTGTAGCCGCTACCCGGATTGGTGATCGTGATGCCCGTTACCTTCTGGCTGGTTGTCGCAGTGACAGTCGCTGTTGCTGTGCTCGCGTTAGGTGTCGTGATCGTGATGGTTGGTGCAGACGTATAGCCAATACCTGCATTGGTCAACGTGACTGCGTTCACGAACCCGCGGGAGTCGATCGTGCAAGTTGCTGTAGCTGGTGTGGTCGGACCACCACCACTGATCGTGATTGTTGGTGCAGTAGTGAACCCTGTTCCAGCAAACACGATGATGAGACCCGCAAGTGCACCGCCCTTCAACGTGGAACTGATAACAAGCGGGTTCAAATCAGGTTGTGAGCAAGCAAGTGTCGGGTTAGACGTGAAGCCTGTACCACCGTTGTTGATGGTCACGCCCGTTACGTTGCCGCTGACATAGCAAGTTGCCCGAGCTGGTGTAGTTGGGCTACCACCCGTCAGTTCCACGGATGGGATGGCGTTGTATCCGGAACCCGGATTGGTGACTTGGAAGCCCACGACTTGCCCTACAGTCGGTGATGCACTGAACGTGACTGTTGGAGCGGTCACATACCCTGCCCCTGCATTGGTGATCGTTACACCAATGACAGAGTAGGTGTTGCCCGGCATGCGGATAACGTTGGCAGTTGCCGTTGCCTGTGTACCGCCTGCTGGTGGAGCACTGATAGTGATAGTTGGTGCTGTTGCGTAACCCGCACCGCTGATAGTGCTTGTGCTGGTGCCCAGATATGAGTTCATGACCCACGGACCAGCAACTAAGCTGATAGCTAGGATCGCACCGCCTGAGATTGCAGATGTGGCCGTAGCAGTCGTACCAATGATTGCAGTAGCAGTCGCACCAGTACCGCCACCACCCGTGATGGAGACAGTTGGCGCTGTTGTGTAACCAGCACCAGTAGCACCCGTGAGCGTGAACACGGACATAACACCGCCGTTCATGCTTGCAGTGAGCGTCGCGGTCTGGTTGCTGCCCTGCACGCCGACGAATGGTGTTGACGAGTAGCCTGCACCTCCCTGTGTGACTGTCGTTGTTGCAATAGCACCGCTGGTTGTGGCAGTGGCCGTTGCCTGTACGCCTGTCAGGAGGTTTGGAGCACCAATAGTGACTGTGGGTGCTGACGTATAGCCCGTTCCTGCATCTTCCAGCTTGATCGATTGGATCGATACAGGGACGTTGGTGAACTGCCCATCGAGAGCAGTTTGCAATACGTCAGTGCCGTTGACAGCTAGTGATGCGTTGCCGAATGCAGCGAAGCGCCATGTACTGCTAGTACCAAGGCTGTAGCCCCCAGGTCGGCTCATGTTTTCCCATGCACCGTCCACGTTCTCATACATGCTGGATGCAGTAGCCGCAAACTGGCGGTCAGTACCATTCAGACGTGCAATAAGAGCATTGCCTCGTACAGCAGATGGCAGTGCTGGTAGACCAGCATTGACGGGACTAGCTGCGCCCTTGAATCCGACCAGTGTCGGCACTACGTTGTCGCATGTCTGGAAGATGCCCGGTGTACTTGGGTCAAGGTCAGGTGCAAAACCTAGTAGCTTCTGTGGCTGTGGTTGTAGTTTTTGTGCCATGTGTTCGACCCCTTATGAGCGGGTTCTTGTTAGCTTCGTGAGCTGTGGTGTGTTCTCGACTACTGCTGCGTCCTTGGCCTTCTGCAATACCTCAGCGAGCATCGAGGACCATTTCTGAATCTCTTCATCGTCCTTGATGTACGTGACTGCTTCCAGCAACGTTGCGTACTTGTAGATGTTTGGGTAGTCCTCAAGCAGCCAGTTGCTCTCGTTGAAGTCGCTCAGTCGTTCCCACTGTCTGTAGTAGTACACGGAAAGCGTTGATACGCCGTCAACGTATGTCTGCAACAGAAGCCTGCTGCCCAGCTTCGTGAACTGGTTTGCTCGGTTCTTACCCTTCTCTGAATCAAGCTGCTCGGGCGAGATGTACTGCATTGGACGATCATCGTATGTGACGCGGATAATTGCGCCGCAGTCAGAAGGCAATTCGATGGACGTTGTGCCCAGCACTGGTACCAAGGTGTAGGGTGACTTCGCTACCTGAGCTGGTAGTGTCTTGATTAAGTCAGCAAGACGAGCCTCTGCATCTGCGATGAAGATTGGGAGCATGTCGCCCAAGTTCGCACGTTGCAGGTATCTGGCTACAATTTCTTGCAGGCCATCGTATGTGTATGGATCTAATGTTGTTGCCACGTTTCACCTTGTTATTGTTGTTATGTGGTGAGGGGTACTGCTCTACTGCATCAGTAGCCTGAGCTACGCAAGCGGAACGCTGACAATGCAGGGTCGGCAAGCAATGCACGAACGTGCTTCTTGCCTTCCTCTGGGTGATGGAACTCTGCCCATGAAATGCCACGGTCCTGACAAAACTTCTCGATGAGAATTGCAGGGATGGTCATGAGTGGACGCATTTCCTCGCCATAGCTTGATGTGTTCTCAAGCTGTACGCGCCATGCTTTCGCGTCCTCTACTGCGTTGCCAATATCAACGGTGTGTTGCCAGACGATCTTCTCGCCTGTCACGTCCTTGTCGATGTGGAAGTCTGTATGGTTGGTCTTCTTAGTCATCACGCACCCTTGTTCTGGTTCTTGCGTGTTGCAGCGAGACGACCACCGATATGCAGTGATTGCAGCTCTGCGCGGAACTCACGAATGGCATGCAGTGAGTACCATGCCTTCTCGCGTTCCTCTTGCTTCAGCGAGTCAACCATTCTCTCGGTTGCTGCCTTCTCAAGCTTGTCCAGTGTCTCGTTGAGCAGGCTGTTTGCCAGCAGTGCTGATGCGTCATTGCCCTTCGCAATGTCGTGGTCAAAGCTGTCTTGTTGTGGTTTGCGTTGCATGTCTTCTCCTTATTCTTGTCGCAACTGTGGGTCTTGGCCCGGTGCGTCTGGTTCTGGTGCATCCAGCACGGCTTGCAGGAACTTGTCGTACTCCCCGCTTACCTGCACGTTGATGTTTGTCAGTGCGTCCTCAAGCGTCTGTGTCGTTGAGGTAAATGTCTCGTTGAACAGAGCCGCTTCTTGCTGAGGGGTAATCATGGCTTGCAGTGCTACTTGCTCGCGTTGGATTGCAGCTTGCAGGTAGAGCTTTTCGCGCTCTGCTTGCTGTTCCATTTGCAGCTTGGCTAGCTCGCGTTGGTGTGCCAGTTCCGCTTTCTTGTCGTCCTTCTGCGTCTCTGCTTGAATGCGCATGGCATCCAGTTGTGCTTGACGCTCTTGCTTCTGCGCTGCTGCCTGTGCGTTGATCTTCGCAAGCTCGAACTGTGCTTGCACGTCAGGTGACATTTGCGGTTGTGGTGGCTGTGGCATTGGTGCAGGTGGCTGCTGGAAGAACTCTTCTGGGTTCATGCCCATAGCCTTGACCATGCGTTGCAGCGTGTTGTGGATCAAGTTGTAGTTGGTCAGACCTGATGGACCGCCCGGGGTCATCATTGCTTGCACTTGGAATTCGCTGATCGTTTTCAGATTAGCCAGCTCACGCGCACGGTCACCAGTGCCAAGACCTACCTTAACTTCAACGCCATACTGGTTGTTGGCATCTACGGGGTTGGCATCGACCAGTTCCCCGTTCACGCGTACTTGCATCAACTCGTCTTGGTATTGAGCAAGCAGCTTTTGTGTACGCAGTGCTAGTGGGCGCAAGCCTGTCTGTGCGAAGTCACGGCACATCAGCTTGATACGTTGCTCACTGCGCTCTGTCATGGCCATGTAGCCAGCAGCCGTTTCGTTGTTCACGTCTGCGTCACTACCTTGCGTTAGCTTCTGCACGCCGGTGCGTTCTTGCTTCATGGTGTCCAGCACTTGCATTACCGCTGTTGTGTTCGCAATGTCGCCACTCGTTGTTGGCAACACGGAAACAGCAGTCATGTCCTTGGTACGGACAATGCCGCCCGGGCGAGAGTCCAACAGGTCGGAGATATTGACCTTTGTCTCGTCTACCAGCATCTGTGCATTGGCACCGAAGCTCACGTTGTCAACGAGCGAGCGTACAAGCTGTGTTTGCAGAGTTTGGATACCCTGTGCTTGCTCTGCTGTGGAGATACCGAATGCCAAGTGGGGCAGGCTGTTGCTAGAGATCATGATGAACGGATTGCCGTCACATGGGCCGTTCTCAAGGATCGTGCCGCCACAACGAATGATCTTGCGCCATTCAGCAATGCCGGTCTTGCGGTAGTCCATCTTGATATAGCTCTCTACTACCGTTACTTCGCGCATTGATGTATCGCCGCTCTCATCGAAGTGTGGAGAGGCATATGCGCCTTGCAGCTCTGTACGGGTCAAGTAGGTAGCTGTCAGCTCTGAATCGAACTCGTTGCTGCTGAGCTGGTCTACCACGTCTGCATCGAAGCCCATTGCGCGCAGGTCTGAGAGAGTCAGTTTGCGTTGATGTGCCGCGTATCGCGCGTCTTCCGCGCTTCGTGCTCGTGGATCAATCAAGAACTCGTCAAGCGGAACGTTGATGATATTGATTTGACCGCGCGTGGTCTTGTCAGCATCGGGCCACTTGTGGATAACCACATCATGCAGACGTTCGCTGATGTGTGATGCTGTTGGGTCAAACTGTTGTGGTGCTTGCTGACCCACTGCCATTGCGTTTGCTTGCGCCTGACCCTGCTGGATCATGCTCAATGACTGGTAGTGTGGGTTCGCGTACTGGCGGTGCTTTACGACTGCAAAAGCACCGCTCTCTGCTTCAAGAGCTAATGCCGCGTATTGCAGGTCTGTAATTCCCTTGTAGTCAATGGACTCGGGTGTTAGGTCAGACTGCCAGTACACTTTGATGATGCCTGCTGGTGCCATCAGTGCATCGTGGAACCACGTGCGGCAAATCTTGTAGTAGTCGTTCTGCTCACGCCATACGTGATTGACCATCGCTGTGGTCATCTCTGCTGACTTCTTCTTTGCTGGATGGCGTTCTTGGAAACGCACAACGTCGCTCTGATTGCCGCAGAACACGTCCATCAGGGATGGCAGTATCCAGTTGATTGTGTCTTGTACTGATGTGTCTACGAACTTGGAGCGGTCTGGTAGTTGCTGCTCGAAACGTCCCTCTGGCTGTGCAAGAAAGAACTCATTGCTAATAGCAGCGCGGACGGAGATTTCATCTTGAACGAATGAACGTGCGTAGTTTTCATGCACATCCAGAATCGCAAGCACTTCCATGTCGGACAGTGGCTCTTGCGCTTTGCCGTCTTCATCGGCGCCTAGCTCGTCGGCTGCTACCTCGATGCTTGGGCCTTCTTCTTGTGGGAACAGACCGGGAAGCAAGCTCTGAACCATTACAAGTTCGTCTTCGCTTGGCTCGCTGCCCTTCTTCTGTGTGAACAACGGATCGTTGTCCTCGGAAATTGGTTGTTGGCTGCCTGTTTTTGTTTTTCTAGCCATTGCGGTTTCCCTAATAGGTGTACCGCTGTATTTATTAACGCTCAAATGAAAAGAGGGAGCCGTAGCTCCCTCTGTGTTTTCACTCGATCAGATTAGGTGCCTGAGAGGTCACGGATCTGGAATGAAGCTGCTTCATTACGGTGTTCCAAAGTACCTTCCCAACGAATCTCGAAGTTCTTTGCGTCACCAGTTACTGCCAGCTCTTGCGTCTCGAAACCACGCAGAGTAGCCAGTGCCAGCATGCTTGTGTCAACACCATAAACAGCGTTGTCGCTGATCTGAGCCATGATTCGGTTTGGAACGCACTTGACGTCACCGAAGTCTGAACCGTAGATGGTGTAAGCAGTGTTCAGTGTGTCGCCTTGACCGTTCACGACTTGCTGACGAGCAACGTTGCCGGTGAAAGCTGACTGCACTTGCTTTGTGTTTGGAGTCATCAACAGCATTGAAACGTTACCGCCTGCTGTGAATGTCTGTGACAGAGCTTGCTTCAGGATGGTTTCGCTGTATGCACGGGCTGTACCGGCTACTGGTGCTGTACCTGGCACACCATAGACTGGTGCTGAGGAACCTGTACCACCGAAGAAGTTTGTTGCCAGTGCGCCCTTCAGACCACGCATTGAGCGGCCTGTACCAACTGCACCAGCAGAAGCTGTTGAGCTAGCGATGATGTTAGCTTCAATGTTCTTCTTCAGTTCCTTCATTGTGTTGGCTGTAATACGTGCCAACTGGTTTGGACCTGCGTGGTTGACCGCTTCCTGTGTGTTGGACACTGAGAAAGCGTTCTTCAGGATCATGGTGTAGTTACCAAGACGAACTGTTGGAGCCTTAGCTGCGTATGAAGCGTCTGAACCTTCGATTGCACCACCACCAACTACTGCTGCTTGCAGTGTGTCAGTTTGCCACTCGTGGAATGTTGAGTTAGCGGAAACACGATCAATGGCGGATGCCAGTGGTGTGTCGGATGGAGCGATACTGAATACCTTTTCGATCAGGTCTTCACGGTTACCTACGGTACCGTATGTGGTTACTGTATTTGATGGCATCTTTATTATCCTTTTTATGAGCCAGATGGGTTTTGCGACCCCTTTATTTCTTCTTGGTCATCTGATGAAACAGATAATCCTCTAGGGTCTTCACGGACTGATCGCTCTTAAATCGATCGTTCCATGCTTTTGCTTCACGGGCTGCTTGTGTCTGAGCTTGTCGCTTTGCGAAGCCCGGATCACCAGTAGTTGCCGTACCAGCATTCAAAGTTTTGCCAGAGTTCTTGTTGTTGCTCTTTCTCTGGTCGTTAGCTTTTACTAACTGATCGTACAAGGCCGCTTTGTGTGCCACTGACACAATGCGTGCATCGAGAATCGAGTCCAGTTCCTGCGCGCTGAAACCTTCCTGTGTGAGATAGGCTTGCATGCGGGTCTTGTCTCGCTCTGCGACTTCAGGGTTCTTCCACGTTGGCAGTAGTTCAAGGAGCTTCTTTT